TCGCGCGGGCAACGGCTCTCGGTCGACCGCGCGGGGCTTGGGTCGACTGGCGAACGTGGGCGCGCTATCCCGGACATACCCGCCGTGCTGCGAGAGCATCCCGGCCAAGCGGGGGGGAGGACGCAAGGAAGCCTGGGGGAACCTCCAGAAGAACGCCCCGCGTGTGTTCTGCGGATCACTGGCAGGTCACCCGCCGTAGCGCAGGTGGTGAGGACGTACGGAAACGGGGTGATCGGCGTGCGCTTGTGGATGGGTCTGAGCATGATGGCCCCTCGCCGAGTCCGGTGGTCGCACACGATGCGCACGGCACACGAGTCAGATATCGTGCGGCCGGCGACGCCTCGAGAGGTGATCCTGGGACACCCCGGGTAGCTCTTGCGCGCGACCTCGGATTGTGGGTAGGCGGGAGGGTATGACGAAACGCGAAGGTCGGCAGTGAGCGCCGTAGGCGGCAACCTGGCTGTACGTCCAGGAGGTGTCACCGGGCGCGGTTGGATGGCCGGGCAGTCAGGCAATCCAGGAGGCATGTCGAAGGTCGAGCGCGAGTACCGGGACAAGGTCCGCGCCGTCCTGCGGAAGCAGGAGCCGCCCGACAAGATCGCCAAGGTGGTGGCGGCGATGCGCGAGGACGCCATGTCGCACGGCAGGACGGCACCGGCGGCCGCCAAGGTCTACCTCGAGGTGGTAGGCGTCAAGGAAGCCGTGACGCTCACCGAGCAGGAGCGGATTCAGCTGGGCGTGCGGGCCGAGATGGAGCGGCTCCTATCGGAGGCCGAGGCGGCGCAGCAGCGTAGCGCCGCTATCGACGTGGACGTGAAGGAGTGACCGCAGTCTCAGAGTCGGAGCTTCCGGTCGAGATACGCCCCATGCGGGAGACAGACTACCAGTTCGTTTTCGAGACGACCGTCAAGGTGCGATGGCCTCGTCGCAACAGCATCCCCTGGGGCGAATGGAAGATGATGCACGGTCCCATGGTCGACCGCTGGATGCGCGACGGCCAAGCGCTGGTGGCCGAGTCGAGCGGCGTACTGCTCGGCTTCGTAGTGCTCGCTCCGACCGGCGTGGCGATGCTCTACGTTAAGCGCGGGTTTCGCGGCGAAGGCATCGGAATGCGGCTGCTCGGCGCGATCATACTCGCGGACTCTACCGACAGGATCGCGACGAATCGGTGCGTCGACAGTCGAGGCCGTGGCGCCCGGCTGGTGATAGCGATGATGCCCACGCCGAGCTGGCAGCGCTGGTGCGAGCGGAGCGGGGTGAAGTGGGAGCGTGCCGCGTGTTAAGGGCGATCCGGGAGGCGCTGGAGACCTATGCGAGCGGCATGGGCGTGCCGGCGGCTGACGTGATCCGAGAGTTCAAGGCGCTGCCCGAGGAGGACAAGTTCCGGATGCTGGCGGCCATCAAGGAGCTCGAGAAGAAGCACAAGGAGTGGGAGTCCAACGGCGGCAAGCTTCCCCCGCCGCCAGCTGAGCAGTCCGTGCCGGCGCCGCCGGAGGTGTCCCGCGTCGATCTGCGTGAGGTTGCGCGGGCTCGACGCGACGACTACGCGATGCAGCGGCTATTGGCGCGACAGTCGCTGATCCTGGGACGTGATGGCCGCCCGATCAGGCGGGACTGACAGCGACGACATTCGAGAGCTCGCCCGCCGAGTAGTCGCCGCGCGCGGGGCGCGCACCTGGGACGGATACCAGCGCTTCCGTGGCATCCTCGCGCCGTACCAGCTCCGGCTGATCGACAGCGAACGCCCGCTCATCGCCCGGCATTGGGGCCGGCGCACGGGCAAGACAACGGCGTTCATTGGCAAGACGCTCAAGACGTTCGAGCTGAACGCCAACGCTCGGGTGTTCTACTTCGCTCCCACCGGCGAACAGGGCGTCGATATCCTGTGGGAGGAGCTGCAGGCGTACAACCGCGACTTCGACCTGGGACTGAGGGAGCACTGGTCGGATAAGTGGTGGACGCTCGACAACCGCAAGCTGGAGGTGTTCAGCTTCCACGACCGTAGCGACGTTGAGCGGGCCCGCGGCCGTAAGGCGCACCTGGTCGAGATCGATGAGGCGCAGCTCGCGCCAGACTGGTTCGGCCATCAGTGCGAATCGGCCATCATGCCGGTCACGCTCGACTACCTCGGTCAGGTGTGGGCGACGGGCACGCCGGCGCCGAGTGCGGACGGGTTCTTTTTCGACGCCTGCCACGAATCGAAGTGGGAGTGCGAGCCGCCCGTCACCGCGGCAGATAACCCGTTCTTCACGCGACAGGGACGCGACCCTCTGCGCGAGGCTCGGGAGCGGTTCAATCTCGCCGAGGACAGCGTCACCTACCGGCGAGAGTGGCTCGGCCTCTGGATCGTCGATCCCGACGCGCTCGTCTACGCCATCCCCGACAAGGCGGTGATGGCGGCGCCGGCGGCGTTCTACGCGCACGTATACGGGCTCGACTTTGGGTTCCGGGACAAGGACGCCATGGGTCGCGTGGACGTCGATCAGGCGCGCTCCCGAGCGCACCTTGGGTGGATCGAAGAGTGGGACGGCAAGCAGACCAACCACCAGCTGTTCGAGCGCATCCTGCAGCAGCAGGAGCGCTTTCCGGGCCCGGTGGTGTTCGACCCGGCGGGCCACACGACCAAGAAGACGATCGAGACATTCCGCAACGACGCGCCAAAGATCATGTGGGTCATGGCCGACAAGCAGCGAAAGATCGAATTTATCCAGACGCTCAACGATGACCTGCGGAGCGGCGTAGCGACCGTAGAGCCTGATTCGCCGATGCTGCGCGAAGCGCGCCGACTGCGATGGAGGCGGCCCGGCGCGCTGGCGGTGGATGCGGACCACTCGGACCTCGGGGACGCGTGGCTGTACGCCCACCGCTACGCCAGGGACCTCCTGCGCGCGTTGCCGGAACCGCCGCCGCCGCGCAAGCAGTTCGACCCGTTCGACGAGTACATGAAGCGCCAGGAGAAAGGCCCCCAGGCGAGCCATCGCGGATATTTTGCTGACAGGCGCCGCGGCCTGGGGTAGGCGCGTGGCATGTACACGATCGAGCTGACCAGGGAAGAGGCGATCGCGCTCAGGTTTATGTTGGGTGGCGCGGGACACACGCCGGGGCTATCTCCGCCGCGCAAGCTGGCCGCGCAGGAGGTGCTGACAAAGGTCGACGCCGCGCTCGCGCAGCCCCAGGTCGACGCCGACCTCGAGCCACCGGTCGCGACCGAATAATCCCGTGACATTCAACCAGGCGCACCCACGACGAAACGACCACGCGCGCCGCCACCGAAAGGTGCTGGAGCGTGGCCGAAACTCCTTGGTTCAAGCAAGATCGGGATAAGCTCGCACAGGCGCTGATCTCACAGGTTGGGCGCATGGAGATGTCGCCGCTCGAGTCGATGCGGCGGCAAAATCTGCTCTACGACCTCGAGTTGTACCTGGGGCAGCCGTTGTCGTCGCTTTACCAGGTGCAGGGCGACCACGGCGCGCGCCAGTGGAACCCGGAAAATCTCGTTTTCAACGTCTGCTACTCGCTCACCAATACCGTCCGCAATCGGATCTGTTCGTTTCGTCCGCGCGCGCAATTCCTTCCCGACGGAGGCGACTACAAGATCCGCATGGGCGCCCGCGATCGGACCGAAATGTCCGACGCGTGGGCGGAGCAGGTGAAGTACCAGGAGGAGGCATCGCTGGCGTTCCGCGACCTCATCACGGGAGACGGCGGCGTCTACAAGCTCTGGATCGAGGGCGCGACCGTGAAGGGTGCCCGGTTCCCGTCGTGGGAGTTCTACTACGACGAGGGAGAAAGCATCTACGGCGAGCCCGAGTGCGCGTACCACGTGCGGTACATGCCGGTGGAGCAGGCGGCCGAGGAGTACGGCCTCTCTGAACAGGTCCTGCGCTCGCAGGTGGTCACCACGGCGCCGTCGATCATCTACATCACGAACCGAGAGCTGGTGCGGGTCATCGAGGCGTGGCAGCGGGCGAGCCGCACTGACGCTGGCGAGATCGTCCCCGGCAAGCACGTCATGGTGGCAGGCACGGAAGTCCTCACGCCGGAAGAGGACGAAGCCTGGCAGTACGACGGATTCCCGCTCGTGCAGAAGGTGTTCGACGAGCGCTCGGTCGGAATCTGGGGCGTCGGCGGGGTAACGATGCTGCGGTCGATTCAGCTCGAGCTGAACGAGCTCCAACGGACGCTGCGCGAGGCGCACCATCTGTCGTCCGTGAAGTACATCCAGATGCAGGAAAACGAGGAGTCTCCCGCCAAGCTGAACAACGACTACATCCAGCTGCTGCGCTACAAGAACCAGGCGGCGCAGATCGATACGCCGCCGGCGGTGAACCCGGAGATCTACCAGTACGTCGAGCTGCTCACGAAGCAGGCGTACGACACGTGGGGTGTTTCGCAGTTCATTGCGGCTGGGCAAAAGCAGCCGGGCCTCAACGCGGCCGTTGCGATCCGCGAGGCGTCCGACCTCCAGACTGACCGTTTGGCCCTGCTGTCGCAGCGCTGGGAGGATATGCGGGTCGAGGCGTCTGGCTGGTGGTGGCGCTTCACCAAGGAGATGGCCAAAAAAGGGATCCGACCGAAATGGCGGGCAGTAACCCGCGGCGTCTGGCGGGAGATGACGCTGGACAACGCGGACGAGGAATACGAGATCCGCCGCTTCCCGGCGTCGGTGTTCGGTCAGACCGTCGCCGCGCGCCTGCAGCGAGCCACGGAGCTGATTCAGGGCGGATTCTTGAGCAAGGAAGACGCGCTCAAGGGGCTCGACATCCCGGACCTGTCGCCGCTCATCGATCTCACGCTCGCCGAGCCGTACGCAATGGAGGCCATCTGCGACAGCATCCTGAACGACGGGAAGTACATCGCTCCGGACCCAAGGATCGACCCGAAGGCGATGTACGGGTACGCGCGCGCGCGCTACCTGCGCGCAGTCTACGACGGCTCGAACTACCCGATCGAGCGATTGAGCATGATGAACCGGCTCATCGACACGGTCGAGGACACCATCAAGAAGCAGGCGGCCGCGGCCGCCCCGCCGGCGCCGCCGATGGGACCGGCGCCCGGCGGCACACCGATGCCGATGCCAGGCGCGCCCGCGCTTCCGCCCCAGGGCGGGCCGCCGGTACAGCTGCCTTCCGTACCACCCGTGACGCCAGTCGCGGCCTGAAACCAAAGGAGAAACGTTCATGGCGAAACAAGCAGTCACCGCGTCCGCACCCGCACCTCAGCCCGCAATCCCCGTCCCCGCGATTGCTCCGCGCGTTGCCGCCGGACCCCGCGTCCAGCGCGTGACCGGCGCCGCGGGGGCCGGCGAAGTGCCTGGCGGCCGCGTCGGACAGGCACCGCCCATCCAGAGCGACGCCGCGGCTACCGCGCAGGCAACGGCCAACAACGTCAAGACGATCGCGTGGGGCAACGGCGCCCCGCGCGGAGCAGAGGAACCGGACGAGACGCCGCCCACCGCCGCGCTCGGCGACCAGACCGGCGGATCGGAAGGGGCGATCGGAAAGAATCCGGAGAAGGCCGCGAAAGATCGGGACGAGCCGCTCAAGGTCGGCGACGACGAAGACGCCGCACCCGCCGCCGCCAAGACAGACGACGAGCCGTCGGCCGCCGCGGAGCCCCCCGCTGCCCGCCGGAGCACGGCGCTGGCGAACCTCGAGGCCGAGCGCAAGACGCGCGCGCTCGAGGCGACCGTCAAGGACCTACAGAAGAAGCTCGAGGCGTCCGAGCCGGTGGCGAAGTCCATTCGAGAGGGGACGCTGGCCCAGCGAGTGAAGGCGCTCGGTCTGTCCAAGGCTGACCAGGCTGAGCTGCTGGAAAAGCTGCTCGTGAAAGATCCCGAGCTCGACGGCGCCCCAGACGCGCCCGCCACCGCACCCAGGGACACGCCCGAGCTCGCCGCGCTCAAGGAGACGGTCAAGGAGCTGCAGCGGCGCCTCGATTCTCGCGACGGTAATGAAGAAGCGGCGCAGATCGCCAGGGCTGAAGCAGCGGTGGCCGACGGCCTCAAGGACGTCGACTTGCCGCTCACTCACTCCGAGGTTCCCGTCACCATCGATCGCGACGGGAAGCCCGCGGTGGTCACGCCGTACCACCTCGTGCTGCTCACGGCGAATCAGATGTGGCTCGACAGCGGGAAGAACGGCCACCCGAAAGACTACGTCAAGCGAGCCGGCGCCAATGTCGAGGCGCACCTGCGCGAGAAGAATCCCAAGCTGGCCGCGCGGCTCGACGCGCAGAAGACGGTCGACGGCGCCGCCGCGCCGGTCCCCGTGTCATCGGGCGGACCTTCGCTCGGAAAGCGCACGGGTAAGGGCGCTCCGACGAACCCGCCCAAGCTCCCCCGGGATCGGGACGCGCGAGACCAGGTAATCAAGAAGGACATGGGGTGGTACTGAAGAAATAACTTGCGCGCCGAAAACGAACGTGAGTAGGCGCAGATTGTCACCGGGGTAGAGCGCCCCACGACGCAACACCAAAGACGAAACACCTCAAGCGCTCGAGGCCGGGTTTTCACAACCCAACTCGTGAGGTGTTTCGATGCGTCGAGCGTTGCTGTTCGTTGTCGCGGCCTTCGTTGTCGCGTGTGCGCTGTTCGTTCCCGGGCCGATTGCCGAGCACATCGCGCTGCTTCTGATCGGGTGCGCCGCGCTCGATTCGCTTTGCGGTGCGCTGTTCGGCTCCCGCGTTCTGGCGAGCACGGGCGGTAGCTTCGCCAACCTGACCACGGCCCTCAAGCGTCGTTACGACGACGACTTCCTCGGCGAAGTGGGATGGAGCAAGGGCGCCCTGGCCGCGATGGTGCGCAAGCTCTCATGGAGCGGCTCCAACCCGGTGTGGGCGAACCGCGTCGGCAACTCGCCGGCCAGGTCGGCGACGTATTCGGTCGCCGCCGCCAAGTCCGAAGACACCACGTACGGCTTCACCAAGGTGAAGCAGTGGCAGGCGACGTGGATGAAGGACTACGGCCGGTCGACCATCGACGGTCTGTTGCTGGCCACCGCCGGCGACAAGCAGGGGAGCTTCTACGACAAGTTCGTGAGCCAGATCGACGGCGCGCTGGACGCCACGATGCACTCGTTCAGCACGAAGATCTACCGCGCCGGCTACGGCCAGATCGGCCAGATCGACCCGTCGACGAACCTGGCCGCCGCCGTGATCACCCTCAAGACGCCCGAAGACGTCGTGCTGTACGAGCAGGGCCAGGACATCCAGTTCGCTCAGTTCGAAAACTCGGGCGCGCTCCGAAACGCCGGTGCGGTCCTGACGGTCACGTCGGTCAATTTCACATTCTCGAGCTCAAACACCCTGGTGGGGACGCTGACCGTCAACGCGAACTTGAACACCGTCACCGGCATCGCGGTGAACGATTACATCTTCGCCTCTGGCGACCGCAACAACGCGGCCAATCCGGTTCCGACCGCCATTCAGGGTCTCGCGGCCTGGGGCAACATCATCAACAACGCCTTCACGGCGCCGACCCCCGGTGAGAACTTTTTCGGCAACGACCGGTCGATGGACAGCCGCCTGTCGTTCGTGTACTTCGACGCCCGCAACATGTCGGAGGAGGAAGCGATCATCAAGGCCAGCGTCGAGCGCATCCGGTTCGGCGGGACGGCTGGGACCATCTTCATGAACCCGACCAGGTACGGAAACCTGTTGCTCAATGGGCAGGCGCGCCGCCGGCCGATCGAGATCGTGGGGCCGTACGGCATCGGCTTCAAGGGCGTCGCGCTCGAGACCTCGAAGGGCGAGGTGGAGATCTTCCCCGACCTCTACTGCCAGTCGCAGTTCAGCTGGATGCTCCAGATGGACACGCTGCGCATGTACGGCGCCGGGACCACCAAGATCCCCGACTTCATCACGGCCGACGGCAACAAGATCCTGCGCCAGAGTGCGGACGACGGAATCGAGTGCCGCGTCGGCTACTACGGCGCGTTCGGCTGCAACGCCCCCGTCAAGAACGCGGTCATCCAGCACGCGTAAGGAGCCGACATGGGAAATACCTCAAGCCTGCCGTTCCCCTATGCCGGTGTCGTCAACCGGAAGGGCGTGCAGGGGTTCACGCACCGGCTGCTCATCGGGGCGGCCGGTGCGATCGCCGGCCAGGACGCCGATTCGCGCGTCGTGGCCACCAAGCAGGCCACCGCGGGTCAGTACCTGATCCAGTTGCCCCGCGGGTACAAGCGCATCACGTCGATCGGGGCCACCTTCATCGGCAACACCGGATCGGTCGTCCCGGACTGGCAGACGGACAACATCAGTTCGGTTCCGATCCCCGGAGGCGCGGTCGGCACGCCGTCCCTCGGCCAGATCACTCTGCAGTTCCGGAGCAGCGCCGGAGCCGCGACCGACGTCGCCAACGGCGCGGTGGTCATTCTCGACATCGAAGTGGAGAACGGCGTCTGATGGCCTCCGAGGTGGAGCAGATCGCCCGGCGCAAGTCGGGGGACGAGGGCGACGACGGGGACGACAAGCCCATGTCGTCCTACGGTGACGTCGAGGACAATGCCGCGAACGACCTGTTCGACGCGCTGGGCGTGGACGAGGGCGACCGCGCGCAGGCGAAGTCTGCCCTCAGCGACTACGTCAAGGCGTGCGTCGAAAAGGCCCTGGACGAACAGGAGTAACCACCCGTGGCCACCGCGCTGTCGGTCCTCGAGCAGCGGGTGCAGACGCTGTATGACGTGTCGGGCTCGACGGTCCTATCCGCCGCCGAGCTCGACCAGTTCATCAATGACGCGTACCGGAAGCTCTGGGCGATGGTGGTCGCCGTCAACAAGGACTTCCGGCTCACGCCGTTGCCGTTCACGTTGGTCGCCGGACAGCAGGCGCAGGCGTTTCCTGCCGACTTCATGGAGATCCGTTTCGTCCGGCTGAACCCCGGCACGGACGGCCAGGTCTACCTGACGAAGTGGGGGGCCAAGTCCGGCTCTCAGCAGTACGATCGCAGCTATCGGCCATCGGGCGCGAACCTCATCATCGAGCCGCTGCAGCGCGCGGCTGGCGTCTACTCGCTCGACTACATCCCTCAGCCGCCCGTGCTCGCCGCGCCCACCGATTCGGTTGACGCCGAGCTCGACCAGTTTTCCGACTTCCTTGTCTACGACGCCACGATCGCGGCGCTTGCGAGGGAGGAGGCGGACGCGGGCCAGATGGTGGCGATCTGCTACGGAATCCCGGGCGACCCGCAGAACGCGGGCATCGCCGGTCGCGTGCGCCGATGGGCGTCCGACCAGCGCAGCGCCGACCCCGACAAGATCGAGGACGTGCGGCGCCGATCGCCCTGGATGTGGGCGCCGCCGTGAGCTTCCGTCGCCCGACGCTGGCCGGGATCTCCACCCCGGCCAAGCTGCTCGACGTGCTCGTCGGGCTCTACGAGAAGATCGAGAAGCCATCCGGCGGCAACCTCACGCAGTTCATCAAGACGGTCATCGACGAGACGATCACGGGCGGCGGGGGCGGGGGCCCGCTCGCCGGGTGGGCAACGTCGGAGCTCGTCACCACCACCCTGACGAGCGAGTGGGCACCGCCCGAGCTCTGCTTCCCGCTGGTGGCCGGTGCCATCGCCAAGTCGACCCTGACGATCACCGCGGGGCTCTACACGGCGTCCGCGGGCGGCACGGCGCAGTACCGCCTGCGGGCTGGTGGCCTGCTGGGCGCCACGGGCCTGCCTGACGCAACGGGGACGCTCGTAGGGGCATCTGCGCAGGCGTCGGCGACGTTCGGCGCGCAGGAGATCGGCGGCACCATCCCGAACCCGGGAGGCATCGTCCTTCTGAAGCTGACCCTACAAGCCGGATCTGGCGCCGCGAAGGTGCGCGGCCTCAACGTGGTGGTGACCTGATGCCGCTGCAGAAAACGCGAGTGCGCCTGCCGATCACCGGAGGACTGGACGGCAAGAGCGCGCCGCTCGTCGCCGCGCCCGGCTCCCACCTGCAGCTCGACAACGTGCGGATGGAGCGCACCGGCGAGTGGCGCCGCCGCCACGGCTGGGCGCAAGATCCCAACGACACGATCCAGATCACCGGCGGCGTGCAGGTGGTGCGCGCCGTGGAGCTCCCAGGCGGCGGCATCCTCGCGCTCACCGAGGCTTCCGCCGACGCGAACACCTGCGCGCGCCTCTACTCGCCGACGGCGTCCCCGCGGTGGACGCTCCCGCCGCAGTTCCTGCCTCAGTTCGGCGGCGCGCCGCCGGCGTCAGGATCGGGACAGGCGTCGCTTTCGGTATGGTCGCGCCATCAGGTTGGATATACCGACAACCCGCAGCCATTCGTGACGCTGGCCGAAGGCAACGGCATCCAGCTCATCGCATGGGCGGCCGCCGTCTCGCCCACCAATGCCACGGCGCTCTTCAAGACGGTGGGCGAGGACAAGTCCGTCGGGACGCCGTTCACGTTCGTCGGGACGCCGTTCACCACCACCGCGACCCGCCCGCGCGCCGTCTACTTCCCCGGCACCCCGGGCACGTTCGCGCTCTTCTGGATCGAGGGGGCGAATCTCTGGGGCCAGACGTTCAGCGGCAACGGCGTCCACTTTGGCGTCACCCTTATCTCGACGGACGTGGCCGCGGGCTCGTCGCTTGACGCCGTGATCTACGGCGCGAGCGCCACCGCCACCGTCGCCTACCAGGGTGCCGCTGGGCGCGTGAAGGCTCTTGAGGTGACGTCCGTCCTCACGGTGACGTCTACCGGTGTCGGCGTCGCCGTCGGCTCCCAATGCGTGCAGCTCCTGCCAGATCCAGACGGATCCGGTACACGGCTGGTGGCGTCGGCGGCGCCGAACGCCCAGCAGGTGACCAGGTTCGGCAGCGCGGGTGCCGTCCTCACCACATCGGACGTCGGATCACTGGCGGGCGTAACCGTTACCGGATTTGCCGGCGTCGCCGTGAACGCCGGGCAGGGCGCCGTGCTCGTGTTCCAGACCGCCACCGGCGGGATCTGGGCGACCAAAATGGTCACCTCCGCTTCTGTCGGCGTGCCCTCGCAGATCATCCCCGACGCCACCGGAATCTACATCGACTCGAACGGCTGGCGCGAGCCCGGCACCGACGCCATGCACTGGATCGCCGGCCTGCACATCGGCTTGCCCGGCACGACGTTCGTGTCCGGCGGCAAGGGCACCAATGGAACCGATTTTCAGCACACGTTCTACGAGATGGCACTCGAGTACGGCGGCGTCGTCACGGTGGCCAATCAATTCTCCGAGCCGCAGGCCCGCCTGATCCCGCTGCAGGCCGGACCGCCCGCCGGCTGCGACAAGACGGGGTCTATCTTCCCGGGGGCGCAGGTCCAGGTGGTGCGCACCGGCGCAGGAGCCTTTTCGCTTCCCCTCTTCCGGCTCACCCGCTTTGACACCGGAGCCGCTTCTCAGATCGCGAATCCGCTTCAGTACGCGGTCGATCGCTGGGACGTCCTGCACCTGAATGGGGCGAACGGCGTCAACCTCGGCCGGGGCCTCAAGGCGTCCTCCGCGTCCTATTTGCCGGCGGGACAGCTCCTGCAGACGGTCGACGGCCAGCAGGTCGTGGGCCACGGCGCCAGCGCACTTCCGTATCAGCCCACGCTCGGGCCGCCGCGCGCCGGAGGCGCTCTCACGCAGAACAGTAGCTACGGCACGCTCATCGTGGTCGAAATGAGCGATGAGTCCGGCAACGTTTGGCGATCGACCCCGAGCATTCCGGCGTGGATCGCGCTCACCGGAACGCAGACCGCATTCGACGTGAAAATCACCTTGACGCCGCTCGAGTCTCCGCTGCGCGTCCGCACGGTGAAATACTATCGGACGGTCGGCAACGGGTCGGTGTATTTCCTCGCCTGGAAGCAATCGAACCCCGCAAACCCGATCTCGTTCACCGATGAGCTCAGCGACGCCCAACTCGGAACGCAGCTCATCACGGCGCTCAGCTCTGGAGATGTCGGCGAGCAGCCCGCCACGGTGACCCCAGCGTTCTCTCACGTCGTTCTGTTCGACGGTCGCCTATGGGGAATCGACCGCGATTTTCCGACGCAGGTCTGGTACTCGAAACCGATCGTCCAGGGGGCGTCGCCAGAGTTCCCATCGTCGTTCAGGTTCGACATGCCCGACGAGCTCGGGCCGCTAACCGGCATGGCCGCCTGTGACGATAAGCTCGTCCTGTTCAAGTCGCCGCGGGGGATCTACTACGTCCCCCAGGGCGGCCCCGACAATACCGGAGGCGGCAATCAGTACATGCCCGTGCGCCTATCGTCGGAGGTCGGCCTTCTGTCGGGGCAGCCCTACGTGTCGACCGGATCCGAGGTGTACTTCGGCAGTTCCCAGGGGATCTACCGCCTCAACGGCTCCCTTGGGATCGACTTCGTTGGGATGCCGATCGACCAGTACCTGGGGCAGCCGCACGCAAATACGCCCGACACGCTATTGTCGGCAACCTACAACGACGCCAAGAACGAGATCCGCTTCCTCGGGGCCGCCAGCCACTACGTGTTCGACCGCCTGCACAACCTGTGGGTGCGCGACACCTTCCAGGCCGTCGCCAACACGCCCATCGCCATGCTCACCGTCGCCAGCCAGGACGTCATGTTCCGATCCGACGGCACGATGTGGACCGAGGGCACCGACGCAAACCTCGATGACCCGGCCGCCGTGACCAGTCCCTACCAGGGCGCGATCCGGTCAGTCTGGTACCGCCCCGCCGAAATGGGGGGCTACATGCGCCTCTACAGCGTGCGGCTACTGCTCGACCTACTCGGCGAGGGCGCGGGGCCGCAAGAGAGCCTGTTCGTCTACTTCGACGACAGCGACACCCCCGTCGCGAACCCAATCTCACCCGTCTCCGTCGGGCGCGGCCAGTACGAGGCGAGAACGCGCGGACAGAAGTGCGGCTCGTTCTCGCTGCAGCTGTTGCTCGCCAGCGGAGACATCGGCGTGCGCCTCGATGGCTGGATGGCCTGGATCGGCTTCAAGAACGCCGGCCAGAAGCTCACGGCCGCGAAGCGCTGGCAGTAGCAAGCTGTGACACTGTCACACCTACACGCCGCGTCAAAGCGTGAGATATACAGTGCTTACGGCCGTCATTTAGGTGGAATCGGTGTCTGCAGCAGCCGGTCGATGTCATCCGGCGGAACCTTGTGGCCAATGAGCGGATTAGGCGTTCCGAGGCACATCTCTCGGCACTCAAAAAGGAACCCGATCAGGCGAATGCCGCCGTAGCATGTCCAGATCAGACCGATGGCAGCGAACGCGGTCACGAGCAGCCGCCTTCGCGGTTTATCCGCGACTGCATCGGTCACTGGCAAACGCCGCCCTGGCAGCCGGCCAAGTTGGCCCCCCCGCATGCGTGAAAACACGCCCCGCAGTTGTAAATGTCGGTTTGCAAATTGGCGCACGTTCCGGGCCCCAGCACGCCACGCGGATCGTTGGTGCAGAACGTGAATGTTTCCGGGCACCGTACCGTCTGATCGGCCGCGGCATCGGCGGGCGGGTCCGTGTCCGTGCCGGAGTCCACGGGCGTCGCACCGCCGGTGCCGGTCATCGCCATGACGTGCCCGGCGGCTCCACCCGTGGCTTCCTGGCCACCCGATCCGCCGGTGGCGCCGTTGTCGACCACCGCGCCGTCCGCGCACCCGATTGCCATCGCCAGGACGCAAAAAATGGTGACTCGCATGGTTCCAGGGTGTAAGCGCGAGGGGTGGACGGTCAAGGTGAACGCCTGAGCAGGGGTGCCCCGTGAGCTGGTGGAACCCGCTGGACGACGCCAGGTACGTGACGGACAAGCTGGGGATCACATCGGCGCCGCCGCCGAACCTGGCCACCGACGCCAACCCGGCGTACCGGAACCTGATGCAGGCGGCGGGGAACATGAACAGTGGCTATGCCACCGCCGGGCGCCAGCTCGGGACGGCGAACGCCGACCAGCAGCAGACGATCGATCAGCTGCGCCAGGCGGCCAGCGGGGCGCCCACCGCAGCGACGAACCTGATGCGCCAGCAGACCGACGCGAATTCCCGCAACGCGGTCAACATGGCCGCCGCGTTCGAGGGCACCAATCCGGGCGACGCGCTACGTGCCGGCCTGTCGAGCGCGCAGCAGACGCAGATCGCATCCACGGCCGCCGGTGCCGCGCAGGCCGCACAGGAGCAGGAGCAGGCCCGCCAGACGCTGGCGGCGGCCACCGGGCAGAACCAGAGCACGGCGGCCGGATCCGCGGCCAACGCCGCAAACTCCTACAACAGCGCGAACCAGGCGCCGTTCAACGCGCAAATGGGGCAGCAGCAGGTGCAGGTGCAAGCGAACGCCGCGAATCAGGCGGCCATGGGGCAGCTCGCCGGCGGCATCGCCAAGGGGATCGCGGCCTCGGACCCCGATCTCAAGACGGACGTGCATGACGGCGGCAAGCTGTCCGACGAATTCCTTGATTCGCTGGCGCCCAAGGAGTTCAAATACAAGGACCCGCAGGCCCCGGGCCAGGCGCCGGGACAGCGGCTCGGCGTCATGGCTGACGAACTGCCGACCCACGACGTGGCGACGGGCCCCGATGGGAAGAAGTGGATCAGCGCCTCCGCGATCTCCGACATCCTCGGGGGCATGGGGCGCCTACACCAGCGGGTATCCGCCGTCGAGGCCGCAAGGGCCTACGCCTGATGGATCCCACGCAGAACGCGAATCAGCAGGCGGACGCGGCGGATTTCCCGTACCCGGCCGGCGTCATGCCGCCCGAGCACGAGCAGACCGACACGACGGGGACCAGCACCACCGCCGGCACCACCACCGACACGAAGGCGCTGTCACCGGTGCAGCAGGCGGCCGAGGCAGGGCAGGACACGGTTGCGCAGGGTCAGATCGCCGCCACGGGCGAGCAACGCTCCCAGAAGGAGCGGGAGGGCGCGGTCTCGGCCGACATGGCCCGCCAGGCGGAGCTGCGCGGCCAGGGGTTCCAGAACGAGACGGAGAAGGCGTATAGCGAGACGCAGAAGATGATCGACGATGCCCGAGCGCGCGCCGCCGTCGCGCAGCAGCGGCTCGACAATCAGCCGCCGGCCTCCTACTTCCACAGTGGCGACACCTGGGGAAACGTGCTCCGCGGGTTCGGGCTGGCGCTCGGTGCGATCGGCGACGCCAAGGTGACGAACGCAGCCGTGCGGACCGGGCACGCGCCGCCGACGCTCGACACCGTTGGCGGCATCGTTTCGGCGGACCTGGAAAAGCAGAAGCAGCAGGTGGCCGAGCTGAAAGACCGCGTCGTGATGGCGCGGACGGGGATCGACGACGCGTTTAAGGCGCGCCAGCAGATGCTACAGGACATCGACCTTCGAGGCGCCGCGGCCTACGCGCAGCTCGAGCGCATCGGCCGCGCTCGGCTGGCGGCGGTGGGGCTGTCGCAGCCGGAGATCGACCAGCATCAGGCCATCCTGGGGATCCAAGAGAAGCGGGCAGAGGCACACGCCAAGTACGTCGAGCCGCTCTATAACCAGGTCTCGCGGCACATCGAGACGGCCAAAAAGCTCGACCAAGCGGTTACGAACCGCACGAACACGGCCATGCAGTCGCAGCTGATCGGCGGCGCGATGGCGGCTCCCCAGTTGAACAAGGACTTTGAGACGCTCGCCGGCTACCAGCCTGGGATCGCGGAGAAGATCATGCCGCGCGCGATGCTCGACGCGGACGCGCAGAAGTTCGAGGACGCCGCCGGCCGTACTGCCACGCAGCTCACGGCCAAGTTGGTCGGGCCGCGCGCGGCCTCGAACCCCGAGGTGGTCAAGGAGATCCGCGATCAGTACCTGCCCACGGCCACCGACACGGCGGAGGCGCGTGCGTCGAAGCTAAGTGCCCTCAAGAATCAGCTGGGCGTAATGACCATGGGCGCCGCCGGTCGGCCGGCCGCCGCCGCTCCTCCGCCGTCCGGAGCCGCGCCACCGCCCGCCTCGGGCCCGCCCGCGGCCCCTGTCGCGCCCAAGCCGGCGACGCCGGCCGCCCCAACGGCGCTCGACCGGCCGACCCTGCTCCGCGCGCTCTCGGCGAAGCTGCAGGAGGCGCGCGCCAAGGGCGATCCGCGCGCAGCCGCGATTGAGGCTCGGATCCGCGAGGTGATCCGTGGCGGATGACATCGATCTTCTGCTCGCGACGCCGGTAGCGCAGACGCCGACCACGCCTGTTCCGACGGCGCAGCCTGGACAGGCCCCGGTGAACTACCGGCCGCGCGAGTACACCGACGAGGATCTCGGGATTGCGACGGGGCCGATCGGACCGAGCGCCAAGTACATGCGCGTCCATGATCCGATCCACGCGCCCGACGCCCCGCTCATTCGCGAGGACCCCGTCATGGACGTCGCGACCGCGATGGCGGGCGGCGCCGCCGGGAAGCTTGCCCGGACGGCGATCGGGAAGGTCGCCCCGACCGTGGGCAGGTACGCCGAGCCCGCGGTCGCCAGCGCGGCCACGGCGGCGCTGCAGGGAGCGAATCCGAAACAGACCGGCGTCGCTGGGCTCGCCGGTCTCGTGCTCGGCGCTCCGCTCGCCTATCTCGGTGGCGCGCCGGAGCGGGTTCGGGAGCGCGCCATGTCCCTGCAGGACATCGTGCAGGGGGAAGGCGACACGGCGAAGCCGGCGAAGTCGCTGGCCCGCAAACTTGCCGCGCGCGCGGGCGACGAAGGACAGAATCTGGCGCAGGCATTGGGTCAAGACCCGGAACTGGAAGGCAAGCTCTCGACGACGGTCGCCAGGCACCCCAGGGAGGCACTCGGCGCGGTACAGGAGGCGTTGGACCGTCACAAGGAGGCGACCACGCCGGCCTACCAGGCGATCACGGATGCAGGCGGGGTGAAGCTCACGGACATCACTGGCCCGATGCAGAAACTTAAGGACAGCTATCTCGAGGGGGGCAATACGCCCGCCGCCGAAGCGGTCGACCGAGAGATCAAGTCGCTCGCCAGCAACTACGGCGGCCAACAGGCCGAAAACGCCACGCTCAGCGGGAAGCAACTGCAGGGGCTCCGGAACCAGATCGGACAGGCCGCGTTCGAGTCGACGCCGATGGCCTCGCGCGCGCTCAAGACGCAGGTCAAGCGCGACCTCTATGGCGCCTATCGTGACGCGATCGAGGGGGCTGTATCAACGCTCGAAGGCGTCGCGCCGGTCGACCTCAAGCGATTCCGCGCGCACAACAAGGCGACATCCGTTCTTCTGCCGCTAAAAGACGTTCTACAGGACCGGGCTGAGAGCGAGGCGACGGGGGCAAAATCTCTAGCCGGGCGCGCGATGGATTTCGTCGGCGGCGAGGGCGCGAAGCCCGGCGCGCTTCTCCTGCTGGCCCTTCGGAAGGGGCTCACTCCGGATGCCCTGAAAGAGGCAGCGATCGAATACGCCGCCACGAAGGCGATCCCCGCGGTCGGCCGCGGCCTCGCCCAGGGTGGCCGTGTGCTTGATGCCGCCCTCGCGCGCGCTGGTGGCACCGGATCCGCGGCATCCGCCGTGGGGCTTCCGGTCGCAGGGGCAGCGCGCGCGATCAATGAATCACCGGGCGGCAAGCTGCTCAACGGCGTCCGTGTGCTCGGGAGGCCGGCGACCGCGCAGGAGCGCACCGCCGCGGGCCTGCCCGCGTCTCTTGCGCACGCGCTCGACGCGAACGATCCGAACCTCGGACATGCCGCCCTGGTGCACGAGGTGTTCGGTCAGTGAGTTGGCTCAAGAAGCCGCCGGCGCCCGCGCCGCCGGAGCCGGCGCACGTGGACATCGAGCAGCTCATGTCCACCCTGACAGCGCAGCCGGACCCGCCCACGCTGGCCAGGCAGTACCTCATGTCGAGCGGTCCGCGCATGCAGCTCGACAAGTGGGGTGAGCCGCTTCCGCTGTCCGCGGTCGACCAGGATCGCCTTGACCGGGTGTTCGCCGTGATCGCCTCGCCGCAGTATCGCACGCGCGCCCTGTTGCGCGCCGGGATGCTGGGGCCGGACGAAGTGGACGCGGTGTCGGCGTCCTTTCCTGAGATCTACGGCGAGCTCGAACGAGAGGCGATCCACGACCTGGTGACCACGCCGCGCCCCTACGCGGCATGGGCCGAGGCGGTGCTTGGCGTCCTGTTCGGAAGGCCGCCCGCAGAAGTGGTGCAGAGCGGCCCACCGGGACAGCAGCAACAGCAGGCTACGCCGCCCGCCGGGAAGCCAAAGGCGCCGGCCAGCATGGCGGCGGGTATGGCGACGCAGGCCGATCGGCGCGACGTGGAGGTGAGGGCGCAAGGAAATAGTTGAACCCTGCGCCCTCCTGTGGGTAGGCGCAGATTATGTCCAGGTTCAAGAACCGGCCCGACTACATCGTCAACGGCGACATGTCGAACGCGGCACCGCCGGACGCCCGATCGCCGGCGACCATCGTCGGGCCCTGGATCCCGCTGCAGGACCAGGACGCGATCGGCGTCCAAATCAAGTGGCCGCTGGCCGGCGTGGTGGCCGCCACCACCGGGGCGTTTGACTTCGAGGTGTCGGACGACGAGGACCCGACGGGCGCGCACGGCGGCCTCGGCCCGGTCGCGATCACGCGCACCGCCGACATGACGAGCGCCAACCCGACCGGCGGCACGTCGGGGAAAGGCCAGTTCACCTTGGCCGGGCAGAACTTCCCGCGGTTCAAGTGGGGCCGCGTCGTCTACACCCGAGCGGCGGGCGGCGCCGCCGCGTTGCAAATGGCCGTAAGCGTGAGGGGGACCTGACCATGAAACGGATCGCGCTGCTCTGCATGATCGCGCTCGGCTGCGCAACGGCGCCGCGGGCAAAACCAACGCATGTCTTCATGGACTCTGGCGGACCGACGTATGGGCAGGTCGACGTCATGGAAAGCGCGGCCTCTGTCGCTCCGGTCGGCATCACGCGAATTGTCCGCAAGGGAGGTCAATTACTGCAGAGCACCGACGGCGCAGCGTTTACAACTATCGGTCTCGGAGTTCTGCAGACCGCAACGACGTCAGGATCGACACCATCCGTGGCGTTCGCCTCCAGCGCAGACGCGATCGACATCACCTTCGGCGCGAGCGCGACCACCACGACGATCACCGGCCTGAGCCTCGACGCCGATCATTGCTACGACATTCAGACCAGGGTCGTTGCGCCCGGCGCGGCGATCAACGTTTCTCTGAACGGCACGGACAGCACGGGTCTCGTGGAGGGCTACTTCTTCACCGGAGCTGGCGCGATAACCACCAAGGCGCAAAATACCCTGCTTCTGAGCGACCAGGACGCCACGGCCGTGTACGCGGTTGCGAGTCTGTGCGCGAGCGGCCCCGGCACCGCGAAAATCTGGCAGTCGCAAATGATTCGAGAGGCGACGCTGTTCGAGCAGTACATCGGGCGCTCGACGGTCACCTCGGACGTCACGTCGATCTCGATCAACGGGATGCCGAGCGGGTCGACCCTCTTCATCCGGCGCCGGCCGGGGCATAGCCGGTGAGCGGTGGCCAGCACCGTCGTCACCATCGACCTATCGGCGCTGCCGTCCGCCCTCGCTGCGATGGGAGGGAATCAGGTTCTTGCGCTCATGACCGCCGACGGGGTGACGTGGCAAGCGGAATTCACGATCGCCGTCCCCCCATTCGCTGATCCGACGCCTCAGGCCGCGTTCGCTCGGCTCATGGCGTCCGTGTCTGGAGTCGCAGCGACGGAGGCGCAGGCGGCCACCGCGCGGGCTCAGGCGATTGCGGCGGCGGCATCGGCCGTTCCCGCCGGGGCGGGTTCAATCAAGCCGTGAGGCGCGCCGCAATCGTCGCAGCGATGCTCCTGTGCTCCGGGGACGCCGGCGCGCAGGTGTCGAGCTGCAGCGTATGGCAGGACAACGAGTGCGGCGCTTCGTTCGCGCTTCAGGACGTCGGATCGATCCAGGTCGACAACGGCGCCGGCACTGGTACCCGGTGCGCCGCGTTCGATTCGGCCGGCAATCTGATCCCGATGAGCGTCGCGTGCGGCTCCCCGCTGACCGCAGGCACCGGGATCACCTTCGTCGGCGGAACGGCGGTGACGTCAAATCTGTCGACTGGCGTGAGCGGCGGACAGTCCGTCATAGGCGGCACCGGAACGACGGACAGCATCACGATCAAGGCCACCGGCGCGACGCCGGCCAGCGGCGCTCGGATCTACCTTCAGACGCAGTTCGGGAACGACTATTTCGACCCGGTGGTCGGTACGCTCGGCCTTGGTACGGGCTCCGACCCGATCTCGATGTTCAAGGCGGCCGACCAGGGAGTTTTCAAGTCGGGCGGCGCCCTGCTGCTGGGGACCGTCGATGCGCATTCGGTGGAGCTGGAGACCGACGGGCTGACGGGGCTGAGCATCGACGCGTCGCAGGCCATTACGGTGCCCGGGCTGTCCGGCGGCGGCATCCAGTGCTTGGAGGTCGACAACACCGGAAAAGTCGGCGCCACCGGCGCGGCGTGCGGCTCGGGCGGCGGCGGCGGCGTGACCAGCGTGACCGCTTCGGCGCCGCTCGCCAGCTCCGGCGGGGCGACGCCCAACATCACGTACGGGCCCATCGCGGCCGACACGCTCGTGTGCAACCCGACCGGCGCGAGCGCGGCGCCGACGACGATGAGCCTCCCGGGCGCCAGCGGCGTCGTGGAGTACGTCCACGGCTCACCGGACACGTTGACCGCATTTGGATCGACGCTCAATCGAGTGCCCTTTGGGAGCGGAACGGCCGGCCAGCTGACCGACAGCGCGAACCTGCAATTCGATGGCGCGCGGCTCGGCGTCGGAGGTACACCGTCCGTCGCGTTGCACGTCCAGGGGAACGTCAACGGCGACCTGATGGGCGGCATCGCCAACGCGAGCACGGGGACGGGTGCGCGATCTCTGTGGGCGTTCGGTTCCGTCGCGTTCGCCAACCCATCGCTCACGCTGCTCGTGGACGGCGTCAACTACGCCTCCGCGGGTGGGCTGTACACGAGTGGATCGTCTATCTGGTACTACAACGCGAGCGCGACGTCTCACCTCCTGTTTCAGAATCAGAACGGCGACACGATTTTCACGACCGGATCGTCTCCCGTTGGCGGCGTCGTCAAGCTGGGGATTTCGAACGGGGGGCACGTCGTAGTCGCCGACCTCTCGGCCGGCGGGATGGTGAAGTCGACGGCAACGACTCTCGACGGGTTTTCGGTGGGGCAGTTCGCCCAGGCGGTGGCGGGCACGGACTACCAGGCGCCGATCGCCGGCAACATCTGCGGGACAAACGCCTTCGCGACGTCGATCTCGACCGCCGGTGCGCTCACCTGCACACAGCCGTCGTTTGCGAACCTCTCGGGCACGATGTCGCTCGCGCAGGAGCCGACCATCGCGGCGCACACCATCATCGCCAACGGGACTGGCGTGGCGGCGCCGGCGGCGCAGACATCGATCGGGACCACCCTCGCCTTCGACGGGACGGCGCAGCTCCAGTCCGTGGGGCTCCGCGACGGCGGCGGCGTCAACCACATCACGACGGGGACGTGGGGGCTCAACCAGGCGGTCATCGTCAACGGGAGCAGTCAACTCGCGACCAGCGCGTTCCAGGCGCCATTGACCGCCTGCACTGACTACGTCTCGATCGCCTGCCAGGGCGGGACGAGCGACCTCGGCGGGACCAACGCGAATGCGCGGGTATTGGCCATCCACGATTCCGGAGGGACGCGCTACCCGATCGACGCGTTGACCGCGGGGGAACCGCTCGCGATCAGCGGCGGCGGCCACGTCGTTTCGATCTCGCCGCCGTTCTCGGTTCAGCTCTCGTTCGCGATCAGGCTCTCTCTGATCTTGAACGCGGGCGAGGTCCTCCAGGGAGGTCTGGCGCAAAATCCTGACGGCGCGCTCGGAATCGTCCGAGCGGAGTACCCGGTCGGAGTCTCGGCCTCGACGGTGACTCTGTCCTGTTTTCTGGCGAGCAACAACATCACAGGGGGAACCTATTCCATTAGGGCCGCCCGCAACGGGGCCATCGTCGGGGCCGCGCTCACGTACACCTCCGGATCGACTGCGGGTGTCGTGTCGACGACGAGCACGACGGTCGCGAGCCCATCGACGACCGATACCTGGGGGCTGAATTTCGGCGCAGTCGGGACGGCAAACTCGCCCTGCGGCGGAGGCGTCTGCACGAACGGAGACGTCTATTGCACGGTGCTGTTGCAGCCATGAGCGAAACCGAAATGGCCGTCTTCATCGCCATCGTCGGCGCCGTGGCCGGCGCGGTGGCGGGCTCCGTGGCGCGACGCCGAGACGAAAAGGACCGCCACACCGGCGAGCGCATCGGCGCGCTCGAGCGGTTCAAGGATTTCGAGCGCGGCCGGCGGGCCGGGCTGCGCGAGGGGCGAAAACAGAGAGGGAGCAATGACCGATGAGCCAAAGACGGATGGCTTTGCAGATGATGGCCGCGCCCGCAAGGACACTCCGATCATCTCCGTCGGAGGTCCCGTCGCCGCCGCCGATCGAATTGCCGGACTCCAACGGTCCATGCGACGCGCTCTCGGCCTCATCGACGAAGTTGAACGACTGGTGCGAGCGCGTGGATTCGATCCTCAGTCGCGTGCG